CCTTTATTCCCTGAATAGTTGGATAAGTGGAATGTATATGATATCTTTGAATCATGGAAATATATAAAGATATTCAAGGGTATGAAGGTATATATCAAGTTTCAAACTATGGGAATGTAAAATCACTTGAAAGAATCATAATCAGAAAAGACGGAAAACAAAGAACAATAAAAAATAAAATAAAAGAAGGTACTCATACAAAAGGGTATAAAAGGGTAGCGTTAGTGGATGTAATTGGGAATTCAAAAAACTTTTACGTTCATCGATTAGTTATGCAAGAATTTGTTGGTAAGAGTGACTTATATGTTGATCATATAGATGGCAATCCTGAAAATAATAAATTAGAAAATTTAAGATATGCTACTAATTCAGAAAATTTGACCTTTCGAAATACGGATAAAAATTATGTATCAAAACATCCTTATGTGTATCACGATAAAAAAAGGAATGAATATCGTGTTTATAAATATGGTCCACGGTTAAAAACATTTGAGGAAGCAAAACAAAAAGCAATATGTTTATACGGACCACGGCAATAAACAAATTACTGAAACTTAAAAAGTTTGTCAAGGGCGTTCAGGGTGGTTCAAGTGCGGGGAAAACATTTGGTATTATTCCCATTGAAATTGATTATGCAATCAAAAACCCATTCACCGAAACATCCATTGTTGCTGAATCCATACCACACCTTAAAAGGGGTGCAATAAGGGATTTCAAAAAGATAATGAAAGAAACCAACCGATGGATTGACACCAGTTGGAACGCAAGTGATTTTAAATATACTTTTGGAAATGAAAGTTTCATTGAGTTTTTTAGTGCGGATAATTCATCCAAGTTAAGGGGTGCAAGGCGTGACCGCTTGTATATTAACGAGTGTAACAACATTGATTTCAATTCATACACCGAACTTGCAATGAGGACAAAGCAATCCATATTCTTGGATTGGAATCCATCAAGTGAGTTTTGGTTTCACACCGATTTGATGAATGATAACGATGTTAACTTTATTATCCTGAATTACCTTGACAACGAAGCCGCCCCACAAAGTGCCATTGACTTTATTTTAAAAGCACAAGAAAAAGGTAAGGTATCTGATTATTGGGCTAATTGGTACAAGGTATACGGACTTGGGCAAATTGGAAACCTTGAAGGTGTTATATTCTCAAACTACCAACTAATTGATACCATCCCTGATGATGCAAGGTTATTGGGTTGCGGTGTTGACTTTGGTTATTCGGTTGATCCGACTGCAATAGTTGAGGTGTACCAGTACAACGACCAAAGGATAATTAAAGAAATTTGTTATCGAACTGGGATGCTAAATTCCGACATTGCCAAAGTGCTTCCAAAGGGAATACCCGTGTATGCCGATTCTGCTGAACCTAAATCGATAGAAGAAATACGCAGATTTGGAATCAGTATCAAAGGGGTAACCAAAGGTAAGGATTCAATCAATTACGGCATACAGGTGATGCAAGGGCAAAACTATATGATAACCAAAGATTCAACCAACCTCATAAAAGAATTGCGTGGTTACTGCTGGGACAAAGGTAAAGATGGGAAAACTTTACCGATTCCCGTAGGGGATGACCACATCATTGATGCGTGGAGGTACTTTGAAATGGAATCACTTGGGCTGAAAAAGAATTTCGGCTCTTACGACATACGTTAAAACATACAATAAATCAATCGTTAATTATATGATGGAAATAACCATACCAACCAAATTGTCAGAAATCCCCTTGTATCAGATGCAAGAATACGAATCCTTAAAAATGGATGCGGAGGAAAGGGCATTAAATGCGGTTGCAATCTTTTGTAACATCTCTTTATCAGAGGTGAGTAAGTTACCATTGAAGATTTTAAATCACGCCTTGGATTTAATTACCAAGTGTTTGGATGAGAAACCAAGGTTTCAACACAGGTTCACTTATGAAGGTGTGGAGTACGGATTTATCCCTAACCTTGATGAAATCAGCACGGGAGAATTTGTTGATCTTGATTCCTATCAAAAAGAAGGAATGTCACTTTGGAAAATGATGTCGGTGCTTTATCGCCCCATCGTTACACAAGGGCAAAACAACCGATACTTAATTGAGCCTTATCAGGGCAAGTTAAACGAGAGTTTTAAACAAATGCCAAGTGACATTGCGTTTGGTTCGCTGGTTTTTTTTTGGAGTTTAGGAAACGATTTAATGAGTTATATCCTGAAATTTTCGGAGACGCAGAGGGAAAAACTGATGAACACCAGTTCAACAAAAAATGGGGGTGGATGGGATTCATACATCTCCTCACTGACGGAGATGTCACAAAATTTGACGCAGTTAGCAAACTCCCCATGCACACCAATACGATGTGGGCGGCTTACAAGAGCGACTTGGCAACTTTGGAAAGACAAATTATTAATAAAGCAAAACGATGAATAATAACATAGGCACGGCATTCGCCATTGTTCAAGAGATAGCAGAGGAATTAGGATGGAACTATTCCCACGGAAATTTGACCGAGATGGGTTTTAAAGCCGTTACGGTTTACCCGTTAACCCACCTAACCATTCAAACGGTTCAATTAAACGATTATGTAAGCACCATTCAGATGAATGTGATTATTGCGGACATTGTCAACTTTTTGAAGGGTGAGAATGAACAGGAATCGTTGATCACTTTGTATTCCGAGCAAGGGTACACCGAGAATCAAAACTATGCTCACATTTTACAGGACCTTTATGTGAAGTTCAGTTTGAAATTAAGGGAAAAAGAGATGCAATATAATCAATCTATTATGATTCAGAAACCTATTGCATTCGTGCCATTCATTGAGGCTGACAAAGATGTGTTGGCTGGGTACAACATTACGATTAATATGGACGTTCAAAGTCCTTGGGTAACGGACTGCTACAATGAAGTATAAATTAACCGAAGCGGTTGTTGAGAGGGCATCAGACTTTTTCGCATCCCAAGCCAAACTTGAACTCCAAGTCAAACGCCCAAGGATGGCTATTCGTGCAACTTGGAAAAAGGTTGGCGATGGATGGCAGCCCGTAAGTGTGAGAAAAACTACTATACGTTCAAACTATGTTGCATCAGGTAACTTGGTGCGTTCATTACAAGGTTATTCCAAAGGCTTGGAATTTGGTGTGCAGATGGATTGGTACGGACAGGCAATTATTAACGGAAGGCAGCCCGAAGGGAAGTACAAAGGCGGCAAAGGTATTCCAACGGATAAAATTAAAAATTGGGCAAAGATGAAAAACATCAAGCCCCGAAATATTAAGACTGGGCAGTTTATCAAGAACTCGGAAGAAAACCGAAGGGCAATGCTATTTATGATGAACCGTAAAATTAAACACTTTGGTATTGAACCATTTGATTTCATTAAGATGCCCCGAAGGGCAACACTTGCAAAGTATAGAGATGAGATTGCAGCAGCAGTAAAAAAAGACATACAAAACAATTTAAGAAATGAACTTTAACGAACAACCAAGCGGACGTGTTGGGGCATTATCCTCAATGATATATCAGGCTTATGATAGCCTTTATGCAAGTGCTGGATTCTACTATGAATTTAAAGTGTTTGCGTGGAGTGGTACAACTACCATCCCAACAACACCAAATGCAACTATTCAGAAATTCCCCGACCAATTCGGTAGCGGAAGGGCTTGGATTGATGTACATAAGATTGTACAACAACAACTCACAAGCGACTTTTTTACCGATGGCACTTATAAGCCAAACATCGGTGGGGGTGCTTGTTATGTTGCAGTAAAAGTACAAGGAAAATATACAGCTGGAAGCACCTCGGTGGTGACATCCAACACGGTGTTGGCTACAATGGGCTATGTGTACACCTCGGAAGGGTTTAACGCCTCTTTAACAGGTCCCGTATTTACCGATAAGGAAACCTTTTATATTACACAAGGTGCTGAATCGTATTACATTTGGTACGATGCCGATGTAATTACTGGCATCACCATTGGTGCAACTACAATCACACCCAACACGGTTAGCACATCTTCAACCAAAATTCAGGGAGTGGATTTGATTCAGTTGTTATCGGCTGCGGCAGTTAGCGGAAATACTAACGTGACTTTCACAACCGCATCAACATCCTATGTATTTCCGATTGTGCGTAATTGCTTAAACCGGTACGGGAATGTAACTGCCCATTTTTTAAATAAGTGGGGTGTTTATGATTCGTATTGCTTTAATGCGGTGAGCAAAAAGACACAAAATGTATCATCTGAAATTTACGAAAAGCCTATTTACCGACAAACTGATTTATCACAGGCGTGGGATTATGGTGTACAAGTGATGACACCTTTTAACGTGAATGCAAAAACCCAGTTAACAATCAACACGAATTGGATTCCTGAAAATGATAACCAAGTAATTCAACAAATGTTTTTGAGTAGTTCAATTATTGTTGATGATTTTTCAGCAAGGGTGACGGATTCGGCATTCGCAGAAAAGAAACGTGTAAACGATAAGTTAATCGACTACACTATTCAACTTGAATTTAACCAGCCTTTAATAAATAAAATAGTACGATGAGATTTTCATTAGTGATTGAAAATGTTGCGGTGGATTTGTTCAACGATGAATCCATACAACTTGTACGACAAATTAAGGACTATCAAGATTTATCGAATAGCAAAACCGACTTTACACAACAATTTGTAATACCATCCACATCAATCAATGATCCGATATTCCAAAACTACTTTGATGAAAATGCGGTTTTTAGTGGTTGGAATGCCTTTATAAAATTAGATGCTCAAATATTTATTCATTCGCTTCCTGTATTTACGGGATGCGTTGAGTTAACGGGTGTTGAGTTCAAGAACGGATTGCCACGCCAATATAACCTTGTATTTTACGGGCAAGGGAAAAATGCAATGTCACAATGGGGTGAAAAAACCCTACAAGAAATAGATTGGAGTGATTACAATCACGTTGTCAGTTATGCCAATGTGATTTCATCTTGGGGCGGTGGCTTGGTTGGTGGTTCAATTTTATATCCAATAGTTGATTGGTACAAGGGAATGCAGTATTGCAGAACCCCAACGGTTCAGAACAATATGTATGGGGGTGGTACTGCCTTGAATGGTGGATTTTTGGTGAACGATTTACGCCCAGCAGTATTGTTAAAGGATATGATTAACACTTGTTTTGATTCTATTGGTTACACCTTGTCGGGTTCGTTATTGGATAGAGATGAGTTTGATGATTTGTACGTTGCCCCGATGGGTACATCAGGACCTATTCAAAATAGTTCAAACCAAGATGCTAAATTCAAAGTAACAACCGCATCAAGGGTTTACGCACCGACAAATAACTGGGCTGGATATGTTAAAATGACGTTTAGTACGGTTGTAAGTAACCCAAGCGGTTATTGGAACGTACCTCAAAATATTTACATCACCTACTTGCAAGGTAAATATACTTTTAGATTTTCTTGCGATGTTACGGTTAACACGGGTTTGGTTGGATTTTCGTTAATCAATGCGGGTAACTGGATTCAGTACAACCACTTTACAAGTGGCACGGGTGCTTTTTCTGCCGATTACATCGTTGAATTAAATACCAATGTGACGGTGGCAATGGCTATTGCGGCACCAGTAGGGTGTACTATTGCAAACGTAGTGTTTGAACTTATTGAAGTTCCGTATGCAATTGAAGGCACAACCCTCAACATCGTTGACACGATGCCACAAATGAAGGTTAGTGACTTTATGAATGGAATTTTGAAAACCTTTAATGGAGTTCTGATTCCAAAAAGTGAAACCGAATTTGAGTTACACAACATTGACGATTATTACGCCCTCGGTAGTACAAAAGATTGGACAAAATACATTGATGTGGAAAACATAAGACACGAAAAAATGTCGATACCACGCCAAATAGAAATGAAACACAAGGAAGGTGAAGATCAAGGCTCTTTGAATTTTGTATCTAATTTCAATCGTTTGTTTGGTGAAATTAAGGCTTCGCCTGATGTTGACTTCGCCAACGATGAATTGATGATTGAAACCCCATTCAATGTAATTGTTCCTGGAATCATCAAGGAGAAAAATGATAAGGGGCAATATGTAGGCAATACTAATTTGCAAATTCCCGTGATGCTTGATAACGACAATAAACAAGTGAAACACGACTTACTTTTGTTCTATTATGTCGGGCAAACCAACACGACTTACACCTATGACCTAAATCAGACTACACAATACGCCTATCCTTTGATATCAAGTTACTCTGAATTTCCAACGACTGAAACCTCATTCAGTTTGGCATTTGGGCTTGAAACTACGATTCAAGGGGATATGGCAACCAAAACGATGTTCACCCAGTATTGGCAAAAATACTTGTCACGCCTATTCTCATCAAGGAGCCGTGTGGTTTATTTCTCTGCTATTTTACCCGTAGGGGAATGGTTGAACCTCCAAATGAATGACACGATTGCGGTAAGTGGTAATTACTACAAGATTCAGCAGATAGAATACGATATGCTTAATGAACGTGCATCTCTTCAATTAATCAGTTATCCTGATGTTGACATTTTACGAATTGCCTCTGATGGAATTACCCCAAGTTGGCAAAATGCCACAAGCAACCCAGCAGGTACAACTTTATTGAATGGTGATATAGTTGGAAGGGCAATCACCAACGCAATCCCATTGGTGGGTGGTGGCTTGTCTACGGGTACATTGGGCAAAGTTGAATATTTAGATTCCAACACTAATTGGCATCAGGGAAGTTTGAACGAGTTGGTTAGACGCAAAAGAATCAAAACGGGGCAAGGACTTGACCAAACGGTTACCATTCCAACGGACAATACTTATGTCGTTGTGCCATTGACAACACAATACGAAACGGGTGATACCCAAGATTTGGTATTTTCTACGGCTACCGATTCAATAACGCCTTTGTATGGCGGTCAATTTAAAATTACTGCTGAAATATCTTATGAACACGGACAAAGCCACGATTTGACATTCGCAATAATGGTTGGCGGTGAACCTACTTTTTCAATTGCGGTGTTAACCTCGAATAAAGGAAATGCAACTTTGAACGGGTACTTTGACATCCCTTTATCAGCACCGATACAAATGGCACTTAAAAAATCAGGTGGAAGTAGTCACACGATAGATATAGCGGTGGCAACGCTAATGGTTGAGCATATATGATAACACAAATAATTAAATTAGTTCAAACTAACGAGTTTTATGGCGTTAGTTCAAATGTAGAGATAGCCAAAGGGGCGTACCAATACGCCACAACTTGGAAGCAAACATTTAAAAAAGTAAAAAGATGGCGGAAAAAATAGTCATACCAATAGAGGTACAAGGTTCAAAGGCAGTTAAAGACATTAACAAAGTCAATGATGCCCTTGATAATACGGGCAAGGCTGCCGAAGGTAGTAAACAAGGTTTTGGAAGTTTAGCGGGGCTTTTAAAAGGCGGTCTTGGAATTGGCGCGGTAATGTCTTTACTTGATGGTCTAGGCGGTGCATTAATGAAAAACCAAAAGGTTCAGGATTTAATGAACAAGGCTATGGTAGTTTTCCAAGGCATTGTCAACGGAGTAATTGAAGTTCTTGATCCTTTATTCGTAGCCTTAAACAAAGTTTTCAAAGACCCAGTAAAAGCATTGAAAGAATTTGGTGAGATGATTAAAACCAATATCACCAATCGATTTGAAGGCTTATTGGAATACATCCCACAGGTGGGTAAGGCAATTGGACTTTTATTGAAAGGAGAGTTTTCCGAAGCGGCAAAGACCGCCACAAATGCCGTGGGTAAAATTGTACTTGGAGTGAATGATACGGTAGGACTTGTCAAGGATGGTATGGATGCCTTGGGTAAGGCTGCAAAAACCATTGCAGACGAAACGAAGAACGCTGCCAAAAATGCTGATGCTTATGTTAATGCCGAAAAGAAGTTGGCAAAATTAGAGATAGCAATGCAGAGTGTCATTGAAACCTATGACCGACAAGCGGAGGTATTAAGGCAAGTCCGTGACGATGAAACCAAAACAATCGAAGAACGTATCAAAGCCAATGATGATTTAAAGAAAAAGTTGGAAGAAGGTCAAGCGGCTGAAATAGCAAACCTGAATGAGCAAATAAAACAAAAAAGAGTTTTATTGTCGGTTGATAAAAATAACGTACAACTCCAAAACGACATTTTAAGACTTGAAGCCGATAAACAAGGGGTATTGGCAAAAACAACAGGTATTCAATCCGAGCAGCAACAAAATAAAATTGCGTTGGATAAAGAATCTATTGAGATGACCAAGGCATTAGCCGAAGGGGTAATTGAAGCCAATAGAATAATTGCCGATAGTAATGCGGAAATGATAAAAGAGGGTGCAGAGCAATTTGACGCAAAACAAAAGGCTATTGATGACGAATATCAGGCACAATTAAAATTAAACGATGAAGAAATAAAAAGACATAAAGAAGGTACGGCGGCTTATGTTGAAGCGGTAAATGCAAAGTTGTTATTGGATGCACAATATACTGCCGATACACAAGCAAATACAAAGGCAAGAGCGGATTTTGATGCAGCCGCAACCGAAGAAGCAAAACAACTTGCAAAAGAACGTGCCGATTACGAAATTGAACAAGCAAAAATGGTTGCTGAAAACCAAATGAGTGCCGTGATGGGTGCTTTAAGTGGTGTTCAATCATTGGTAGGTGAAAATTCAAAATTTGGTAAAGCCCTTGCAGTATCTATGGCAATAATTGATACCTATTCAGGAGCAACAAAAGCACTTGCACAAGGTGGTACATTTGGCTTTATTGGTGCTGCTGGTGTTATCGCTTCGGGTTTGGCGAATGTCAGAGCCATTATGCAACAAGAATTGCCAGGCGTTGAAGGTGATAGTTCGGGCGGTGGAGTTTCAATGACTGCACCCACAGGACCAAACGTGGGTATAATTAGCGGTCAAATAAATTCATCGGCTCAATTACTTGGTAGTTTGAATAATTCATTAAGCACCCCACCAAGGGCGTATGTTGTCGGTCAGGATGTAAATAGTCAGCAGTCACTTGATAGGCACATCCGACAAAATGCAACACTCTAAACCATTATCGTTAATTAAGAAATGAAAATCGTTGAATTGATTTTGGATGAGGATAGTAAGGTAAGCGGTATTGATGCAATCAGTATCGTTGAATCACCTGCCATCGAATCCAATTTTATAGCACTAAACAACCATCAAGTGAAATTTGCCACCGTTGATACGGATAAGCGGATTTTGATGGGACCTGCATTGATTCCAAATAAACCTATTTACCGCAACCAAGATGGTGAAGAGTTTTACGTTTATTTTTCAAAGGCTACCATCGAGAAGGCGATGCAGTTGTACCTAAAAAAAGGTAACCAACACAACGCAACTTTGGAACACGATGGCAAAATCAATGGTTTGACATTGGTTGAATCTTGGATTAAAGTAGATGCTGAAAAAGATAAGAGTGCAGCCTATGGGATGAACGATCCTGTGGGTACTTGGTACGTTTCAATGAAAGTTGATAACGAAGAAATTTGGCAAGAATATGTGAAGAGTGGTAAAGTAAAGGGATTTTCCATTGAAGGATTCTTTGCCGACAAGTCAACCACTATGAGCAAAGAAGAAGTGATGTTAACCGAACTAAAAAAATTATTAAAACAATATGCAAAAGAAACTAATTAAAGTTGAAATGGGTATCATTGAAGATATCCAAAAGGTAATGGATAACGCTAAAACTGCTATGGGTGCTATGGATAATGCCATCCAAAAAATGGCTGCGGCTGATAAAGCATTTTTATCAGTTGAAAGTCAAGCGGATGCTGCAACTGGTTTGGCAAACAAGTCAGTTGATGGTGCTTCTAAAATGCAATTGCAAATTGGAAACGTACTTGATAAAGCAGATAAGGCGGCAAAGGCATTAGGTGTTGCACCTAATTTAGTTCAAGGATATAACGAAGCGGATAAATTGTATCAAGATTTAGAAGCAAAGAGAAAAGAGGTTAACTCTTTTGATTGGGCTACTGCCAAGCGTGTCTTGAAAAATTTCTAAAAACCCAACACCATTGAAAACAATCGTTAATTAATTATATGAGCAACGCAAAAGACATCCTTAACCGTGTATACGATATCGTAATGGGTAAGGAATCAACCGAGGAAACAAAGGTTGAATTAGCACAAGTAAAAACAATGGATGGTGAAGCCATCTTTGATGCAGAGGCGTTTGAAATAGGTAATGCAGTTTTCATCGTAACCGAAGAAGGTAACATCCCCGTACCAATGGGAGAGTATATGCTTGAAGATGGAATGAAAATTGAAGTTGATGAGCAAGGCGTTATCGTTGAAGTTTCAATCGAAGGCGAAGAGGAAGTAGTTGAAGAGGTTATCGAAGCAAAAGACGAAATCGAAAAAGAAGAAACAGGGATGATGGAATCAATGCCTAAAAAGGTTGTGAAGTCAAAAACCGAAATGGAAGAATCTTATTTCTCTAAAATCGAAACTCGTTTATCTGCTATCGAAAAAGCCAACGAAGATTTGAAAGCCGTTAACGTGCAGTTATCTGCCGAGAATGAAGAGTTGAAAAAGCAACTTGCTGAAAGCCCAGCAGAACACACAAAGTTCAACCCCGAAGCCACTACACAAACCAACGTTCAATTTAAAATTGGTGCAAGAAGAGGCGAAACAATCCAAGATCGAGTATTTAACCAATTATTTTAAAAACCAAAAATCATGTCAAATAGAAAAATTCATTTAAGCGGACCTACTATCAGTCCAAACACCTACGCTGGTCAGTTTGCTGGTAAATATATTGCCGCATCACTTTTGTCAGGTGATACCCTTGCAAAAGATTTAATCACTCTTCACCCTAACGTGGCGTTCAAGCAAGTTATCCGTAACTGGCAAAATAGCGTTAGTGTTGCTGATGCAACTTGCGACTTTACTGATTCTTCTTCAGTAACTTTGGGTGAATACGTTTTGACCACTACCGAGAAACAAGTTAACTTGCAGTTGTGCAAAAATAACTTGCGTACTACTTGGGAAGCGGCTGAAGCGGGTTACTCTGCATTTGAAAAATTACCAGCATCTTTTGAAGAGTTCTTGTTAGCACAAGTTGCTGCCGAGGTTGCTCAATCAATCGAGTTGGGTATTTGGAAATCTAACTTATTCTATGATTCTGCGGTTACTGCTGGTCAAGATGGTATGTTCGGTTACTTGGCTGATAACTCTGCAATCGCAGTAACAGGTTCAGGTGTAACAACAGGTTCAAACGTAGTTGCTCGTTTACAAGCGATGTTGGATGCTTCTCCCGCTGCTTTGTACGGTAAAGAAGGATTCCAATACTATGTAGGTCCAACTACAATGAAGGCTTACCAAGCGGCTTTATCTGCGGGTAACTATAACTTCCAATTCTATGTTGGTGAGAAGCCTATGAACTTCCAAGGTATTCCTGTAAACCTTTGCCCAGGTCTTAACGATTCTGATTGTGTACTTGGTCTTAAATCTGACTTACACTTTGGTACTGGTTTGTTAAGCGATACTAACGAAGTGAAGGTTATCGATATGAGCGACATTGACGGAAGCCAAAACGTGCGTGTAATTATGCGTTTCACAGGTGGTATCATTGCAACTAACCCAACTCAACAAGTTATTCTTAACATTTCCTAATAATAATCTGATTTGTAGTTCATCAAAGGGGGAGGGGTGATTCCCTCCCTTTTTATTTAAAAATCAAAATAAAATGGCTTGTAATACATTAGCAAATAGATCAGAACCTTGCAAAGAGTTTGTAGGCGGTCTGCGTGGCGTATTTTTAGTACCTTACGTTTTTTCAAACGTAGTATCTAAAGATGCGAGTGGTTTAGTAACCTCAATTAATAACGGGGCGTCTCCAACGCCTGTTAAATCAACTGCATATTTTTGGGAATTAAAAGGTTTATCAACCTTGGAAGTAAGTGGTGCTGCGTCACGCGACAACGGTACAACTGCTTACACCCAAACTTTAACACTATCTTTGAAGCCAAGCGGAAGCACTCCTAACGCTGCGGATAGTGATGCGGAAATCTTCGATACCTTGACAAAAGGTCGTTGGAGAGTAATCGTTTGGGATAGAAATGATGTGTTCACACTTTTGGGTGAAACCGAAGGAATGGACGCAACAACTGACGTTGAATCTTGGGGTACACAAATGGGCGATGCACGTTTGAACACCATTACCCTTGTGGGAATGGAACCAACCCCGAAAGCAATCGTTGACGCTGAATCATATTCAGATATGTCAACGGTGGTAACATTGGCTTCTTAAGTTTTCCATATTTCTTGTTTAGGTTTCAAGGGAAGGGGCATCACGCCCCTTTTCTTTTATAACAAGATTTTGATTTTTCGTTACTTATAAAATGGTTATCAATAATACCACATCATCTATTTCATTTTTCCCCTTTGTATCGTTTGACGATGTCAGTCAAGGGGGCGGTGGGAATGATTCATTTTTATTACTTGAAAGTGGTGATTTTCTTTTACAGGAAGATGGGTCAAAATTTGTACTTGCCTACGCTGGGGGTACGGTAGATGTTGAAGTATGGCATAAAAACACAAAAACAATGGTTGAAGCAGAATCATCAGTTACAATAGTAGGCAGCAAGGTGACGGTAACTTTGCCGTCATTAGCCAACATTACTGCGGTTGCACAGGACCTCGATACGATTTTAATAAGAATTAAATACGAAGGAAAGTTGATGTGGGAATATGTGGCTACTTGGTCAACCGAATCAACCAATATAAATAATACCTTTAAAACTTGGGATACAACTGCGGATGAAAGCCCTGAATGGATAACGATATGAGTAATTTGAAATTTATACAATTAGAAACCTATACAAGCCCAACCATCGTTGAGCAGAAAAATAAAGAGTGGGTTGAATACGGTCAGGATAATAATTATTATCAGTACCTTATTGACCTTTACTATGGCTCTGCAACCAATAACGCTTGTATAAAAGGGATATCTGACTTAATCTACGGAGATGGTTTAGAGGTGGTTCGTGCCGATAGGCATTTATCGGGTTACCTTGACCTTAAAAAACTATTCCACGAAGATTGTTTGCGAAATGCCGCAATGGATTTAAAGATGTTAGGTCAATGTGCTATTCACTTGGTTAAAAGCAAGGATAGAAAAAAGTACGTTAAGGCTGAACATTGGGCTATACAAACACTACGCCCTGAAAAATGCAACGATAAAGGAGAAATTGAAGGCTATTATTTTGCACCTGATTGGAGTAAATTAAAAAGAGGTCAAAAACCTCACCGATTTGCCGCCTTTGGTTTTGATGAAAATGCAACCGAATGCGTATTGGTGATTAAACCTTACTCAACTGGTAACTATTATTTCAGCCCAGTAGATTATCAAGGGGGAACGCAATGGGCAGAACTTGAAACCGAGATTTCAAACTATCATATTAATAACATCAAAAATGGTATGGCACCGTCAATGTTGATCAACTTCAACAACGGACAACCACCAGCAGAGGTTAAGGATATGATTGAAGCCCAAATTATCAATAAGTTCACAGGCTCATCAAATACGGGTAAATTTATCCTATCTTTTAACGACAACGCAGAAAGCAAAGCCGATATTACACCTGTTCAATTATCTGACGCACATAATCAATATCAATTCCTTTCAACTGAAAGTATGCAAAAGGTAATGATGTCGCATCGTGTGACCTCACCAATGCTTTTAGGTATTAAAGATTCAACTGGTTTTGGTAACAATGCCGATGAGTTGAAAACCGCATCTATTTTATTTGATAACACCGTTATAAGACCTTTTCAAAGATTACTTTTAGATGGGGTGAGAAAGATAATGAATGCCAATGGTTACAACTTGGATATTTATTTTAAGACATTGCAGCCTTTGGAATTTACTGATTTGAGTGGTAAGGTAGTAAACGAAGAAACAAAAGAAAAGGAATTTGGGTTCAGTAAAGTTGAACTTGTTAAACCTAACCCAAGTGAGAGCAAAGATGATTTTTTAGCACGTTGCATCCCTGTTGTCGTTAAAGAGGGCAAGGATGCGGATCAAGCGGCTGCAATTTGTTATTCATATTTTGAGGGTGAGAAGGTAGAACTTGAAGAATCATTCACCGATTACCCCGAAGGGGCATCCAATAACGCTAAAAGGGCGTTAAAATGGGTGATGCAACACGGTTGGGGTGACTGCGGTACAAACGTAGGTAAAGCAAGGGCACACCAATTAGCCAATAAAGAACCTATATCAATTGAAACCGTTAAAAGAATGGCGGCATTTAGAAGGCATCAACAAAATAAAGATGTGCCATATTCCGAAGGATGTGGTGGATTGATGTGGGATGCTTGGGGCGGTGACGCTGGAATCAGTTGGGCAGAAACCAAGGTTAACAATTTGCAGTTAAGTGCAGATTTACCCGAATTTACCGAGGAAATAGAGAACGAATGGTTAGACTATTTGAAAGACAAAGGAGAAGTTATCGGTGAGGAGTTTGAATTGATTGATGAAAGCCCCGTTACTGATGACAACGAATACAAGTTTTTTAAAAGATTTGCCAACCCCGAAGATAAAAGCAAGGATGATAAAGGTGTTTACCTGATTCGCTACCGATACGCACCAATGAGTGCAAGTGGTAATTCACGTCAATTCTGCAAAGATATGGTTGCCAATGCCAAGATGGGCGTGGTTTATCGAAGAGAGGACATTGATACGATGGGCGATGATGGAATAAACGGTCAATTTGCCCCAAGTGGGAAGTCTAATTACTCTATTTGGAAGTACAAAGGGGGTGTTAATTGCAAACATCAATGGTATCGCTTGACCTATATGCGTAAGCGTGTAAGTGGTGGTAAATTTATCCCATTGACACCCGAAGAAAAATCACAAGCCATCAAAGATTTAGATAATTACAAAAGGGTAAGTAACCAAAGTGCGGATTCTGCTGGTGTACCTTTCAGTCCACCTGATTGGCAAACCGCATCAACCAAGACGATTGATTTACCGAACAAAGGAAGTTTAAAGAATAAATAGAAATGTACGCAAACGATAATGTACTTTTAATAACCAAGGACCACTTGTTTAAATACACCCAGTTGGGTGGCAATGTGGATATTGACAAGGTTACACCATTTATAAAGATAGCCCAAGACATCCAAATCCAAGAGGTGTGTGGCACGGCTTTGTATCGGTCAATCTTAACCAAGGTGCAAGGAAACACCCTTGCTGGTAATTATTTGACTTTGGTGAATCAATACCTACAACCAATGCTTATTCACTATGCAATGGCTGACTTTTTGTTATTCCACGGCTATGAGATAAGTAACGCTGGTATCGTTCGGAATACTCCCGAAAACACGCAGTTGCCTGATAGGGTTGAGATTGATATGATTGTCAAGAGACAAAGGGATATCGCAGAAACTTATCGTCAAAAGACGGTGAGTTATTTGAATTATTACCCTCAATTATTCCCCGAATTTACA